AGCTTCTTTCGCAAAACAAGCTGGCATCTTCGGGGGTGAATGATGCTGTCTTATTCCAAAGAAGAATACGATACCGAGAAAACCTTTATCCAATGCCAATGGAAAGGTGAAACACGGGGTAACCCTGCACTGAATGTAGATGAGTTGGACAGTCTTCTACATTTTATTCCTGCTTTTCAGCATGACTTCGAATTGGAGTTTTCTGAGTGCCAGGAATATCATTCGCCCGCAAGCGTACTTCCTGCCCAAGTTTGGAGAGACATAGATTCTGCACTTGAATATCTGCAGAGTCTGGTTTTTTATAAACTAGCAATGAATACGTTGACCCTGAAAACTGACCTCACAATCCGTGAGGTTAGTTATTCCGTTCCACTGAGTTTGTATGACATTAAACGCATACAGACTTTTCCCCGTGGAAGATACGGAAAACCAAGACAGCCCCGATTGACGCGCAAACGTGCAAACGGTTTATGGTGGATTCTAACTGTAGCCAGTCTGATGGAAGAACAGTTTGAATGTTGCCCGCTACCGTTTTCTCGTATTCCAGAAACCATTGAATCTGAAGAAGGTTTTTGGGATTGTGCCTGTAGTTTAATCTCAGGCATTGCTCGTTTTCACGAAAGCAGATTCCCTACGGCTACACGTCAAGGGGGTGAATAATGTTCCACAAAAATAACCTTTTCCCCGCTGTCTTGGAAACGGCGGCGGGTTTATCATTCCTGGCTCTCTACTTAAACCTGTTCATGCATTTGTTTGCATAAAGGACAACACAAAATGAAAAAGAAAGTTTTTAACACTCCGTTCTCTCGCTCAGTAATCCCTTGGTACGATTGGCTAGACCTTCTCGAAACCAAATACGACCATGAAAAAGAGATAACTATTTTCCCTGGAAAAGCATCGCGTACAAAAGATGGTCCATTGTCGAAAGGTTTTGTTACTTCTCGACAATTAATTCCACGGCCCAAAGGGGTTCGAGGTTCTTCTAATGGCGCTTGGAAACGTAGAATGTGGGATCTCTTGAATTTTGACGGCAATGTTTCGGTTCGTTGTTGCAACAAACTGCATACACTTCGTCTAGAAAAAGACCTAACGCTTACTCCATTAGAACATGACAACTTGGATTCGCTCCGAATGATGCAGACTTTTGGTGACGAAGGTTCTCTGCGTTGTTTGGAGATTGTAGATGCGTGGAACAAATTGGTGCCACCAAAATTCACAAATATTTTGGCACAGCGTTGGGAGTTACGAGAAGAACGGCAAAAGTTGCCCAAAGAATTGCGTACTGTTTACGACCATTTTCGTAGCGTATTTTCGTACCAACCTGCAGAACACAATCTAACAGCTAGACGTAAAGTATATTCGCCACGCATTGAGCCCGTTTCTTTACCCCTCGAAACACGTATACAGTCACGGGCAAAAAAGATGGCTCACGATTACGCCAATAAAGCCGAGTGTTGGTACATGACCTATAGCATGGGTGACGAAGACGTTGTTCGGTGGTTCAAAAATGTGAAGTATCGTGGACTAGATAAAGTCTACAGAGAATCGGACTGGATAGAATTTGTCCGTATACAGGACAGCATAGAAAGGTGTTCACCGATGCCATCTATAAGTAAAAAACCAGACTTAAAACCGTGGCCGGTTTTGAATGCAATAGAAACTCTATTCGTACTTTCTCCTCCCGCAGAAAAACCTGAACGGCCACGGAACCACTGGAGTTTTAGTTGGTCAGACCTGCGTTTTTACAAAGTAGAAAAAAGGACGTGTGGTTATCTCGGAAACATTTTTATTATTCCAAACACAATTACCAATGGGGGTGAATAATGTACAAGAAACTTAAAATACCTTTTGCACGCGCTAGAGCACTATTCGAATTTGGTTGGTACGCAGATATTATCTCGCGTCTAACTTTTTATGAGTGCGACAAAGTACCTACCCTGGCCATTGACCCACACGGAAGGGTTTATGTGAACAAGGAATTTTGGGATAAGTCTACGCTCAAAGAAAAGGTTGGGTATATCGTCCATGAATCGCAACACGTTTTGCGTAGGCATCATGAACGCGCCCAAGCTATTGACGCAGAACCTCAACTGGCAAACATCTGTCAGGATGCAGAGATAAATGACTGCACAAAACTGCGGGAGTTTTTGCCTGATTGGGTGGTTACTCCTGAACAGTATGGTTGGCGAGCAGGAAAACCTTGGGAAGAATACTATAAAAGTGTAGACAAAGACTTGGGTGTGCCTTCGCCTGGTCAGGGGAAAGTAGGTCAGGGTGATTGCGGTTCCGGTGCTTCTGGAAAACCGCAGGACTATGAATTGCCTCCGCCCTCGAAGGGTGGGCCCGGTATGAATGAGGTAGAAAAAGAGATCATCATTCGTAAGACTGCAGAAAAGGTTGCGGAACAAGCTGGGCGGGAGCCCGGTTCCGTAGGCGGAAGTGCAAGTGTTTGGGCTCAAGAAACCTTGGCGCCACCAAAAGTACCTTGGCAAAAGAAACTTCGGGGCAGCGTCCGAAACTTCAAAAAATATCGCAAGGGTTTATCAGTCCCAACATACTCACGGGCTAACCGTAAGAATTGGAACCCGAGAAAACTACTGCGACCTGGCTTCATCGACCCAATTCCAAATATTGCTGTTCTGGTAGATACTTCTGGCAGCATGTATCGGGACGGTCCAACTATTTTAGCAGAGGTTCAGGGTTGCTTAAAAGCTGGTGGTGGTTCTGGAGGTACGGTTCTCGTTTGCGATGCCCGGATGCAGGGTATCAAAAAGGTAAAGCGTGTTTCTCAAATGGACTTTAACGGGGGCGGCGGAACCGATATGCGTGTCGGTATTAAAGCTGCAGCCGAGTTAAAAGACCGACCAGATTATCTGGTTATCCTTACGGATGGTTACACTCCTTGGCCAGAAACAAAACCTCCGCACATGCGAATTGTTGTCGGGTTGGTTGGAGTTAGTACCGCCGTTCGTACTCCTGAATGGGTATCGGAAACTATCTATATTCCCACCGAGTAGGATAACAGTGTATCGGTTCCCGGTATTTTATCGGGAACCCTTACTCTGCAATCCTGCAGAATAAAACACTCATTAAAAAAGGAAGAAAACAATGAGTATCAATCAAGTACAAGCACCCTCTAGCCGTGGCAATAATGTCTTTTTCAGCACAGGTTCAAAGACCAATGCGGATAAACTTAAAACGAGTTTAACTGCGTTGGGCTTAGGTCAGTTTGCGCCCAAGAAAAACTCAAAACTGGTTGCAACACACCAAGCATTGAAAAGTGTTTGCGGTAGAAAAGACCGTTTGATTCGCCCATTGAAGGGTGAGCCTGGGTATGCAGTTGTCCGCGAAGAAAAAGGCGAAGATGGAAAGTCTCTGTCTCACACAGTAGAATTTGATACGCTCATGCCAGCGGATTCTGACTTTCCAGTTTTTCGTAATCCTGATGGGGAATACTTTTCTCCGCCCGAAGATAGTGCAATCACACACCGATTCCAAATTGAATGTGAGCGTGTGCAAGCGTCTGCAATCTCAAAGTCTTTGGTAAACATCATTGACTATATGCATGGAATATCTCTCCGCCCTCGTGGTGGTGTTTATTGGATTCCCCAAGGTGCAGTAGAAAAGTTTGAAAAGGCTGCACAATGTTTCCAAGAATCTTGTGAAGGCAAACTGAATAAAGTTTATTTTCAAACTACGGTACACGACGACAAGCTACGTGATTCTGTGATTATGGGTCTTACCGAATCCATCGAAACAGAAACACGGCAAATGCTGGAAGCACTTAGTCAGCCTGATGTTGGTAAGCGTGCGAAGAAAACAAAGATGGATAGGTGTGGAAAACTTCTCAAGCGTATCTCTGGATACGAAAAGATGTTCCAAGTATCTCTCCAAGAATTGCAGAAACACGTTGCGGACGTTGAAGCCGAAGCGATGATGACTGCGTTCGGAGGCAACTAAAATGAAAGATATTTTACCACGAACAAACACAGTAAAAGAAAAACTCAGACATGCGACGGACGCACAGCGTAACGCAACGCTGGCTTTCGACCGTCTTTTGTCTGCTGTACATACAATCGACTTTTGGGTGCAAAAAGGTAGCGATGCCCACAAACTGCTGATGGGTGACATTGAGCAGGCAGGCGAAGAACAGAAAAACTTGTACCTTGAGATTGTAAACTTGATTCAAACTAAAACTGAAGAGTGGAGGCGTTAAAATGGGAAAAGTTGTTTACCACATAACAGGTGTTGACGTTTACAATAAAAGGTTCAAAATTGTAACGTCGAATCCGTACTATGCAGACGGTATTAGCCTTTACCACGGAACCGTATGGAAAGTTGTAAACGGTAAAAGGAAAATGATTAAAAGAGTTTCCAAACACTTTTAATATTCTGCGTTTCTCTTTGGCCCTCGTCTTCGGACGGGGGCTTTTTTTTGTCTGGAGTAAATATCTATGATTATGGTTTTCTATCTTAGGATACTCGTTCCCAGTCGTTACGGTCAAATATGACCCTGACCGTACAGAAAAACTTAATCAGAAAAGGGGGAGTGTTTTTAGGAAGCGCCTTAATGATAGTCCGTAGAAGGTTTCTAGGGTCAGTTCCGAAACGGTTACTTTGGTATCAAGGGGTACTGAGGTTTACACGTCAATAGTCCACGGTCGAAACTACCTTTTCGGCGTCAACCAAGATGTAAGTCAAGGAGCAGACATTAAAGACACCCGAAGAAACTGCAGCGAAAACAACACCTTACGCTACCTTGGTGTCACGGGTGCGGCTTTGTGTCGTTTTGTATTCTCTTTGGAATTGTTGAATGTATGTATATAGATAAATTAGCCAGTGGTTGACGGGGTTAGGTTTATATTCTGTGGGAGTTGGTTCTTTGTTGGCGGAATGTTGGTAGGCAAAACAGTAGCAGTTATTTGCTTTGCCGGTTTGGTCCTGTGTTTTCGTGGAGTTTTCTGCAGGTTGTTTGTGGTGACTACTATGGTAGTTTCCGACGAGCAGTTTCTATATCCAGCGAAAACCCAGGTTCTACCGTGGGGGTTGTGTTTTTAAGTACGAACCCCGTCAACCCACGGCTACCCCCAGAATAATGCTATTATAGAAATAGTGTAAGTATTCGCTTGCAAGGGTAGTGGCAGTGTGATACCATAGTGGGAAGGAGTAACCTATGTCCCACCGTGAACAGATTGCCGCCCTGTCTCAAGACCTCTCCCTCAAGATGGGTCTACCTCCCAGTGAAGCTATTATTTTCGCGCTGAAGGCTGCACTAGCTTTCCCAACCCCCGACGAGTACAACCCAGCACAGACCCCAGCCCTCATACTCAGTCATGCAAAAAAGCTTTGCTCTGAGCAGGGTGGGTTCACCTTGGATGAGTTGCTGGTTTCGGCCTACGGAGAACAGATGCTTCTAGAGGTACACTCTTTGAAGATACTTGCGGCCAAGATTTTACGCGCTGCTGGCTACCAAAGAAAACAGATACGAAGAGGCGACCGGCGCCCCCTACTTTGGTTCAAGCCCTTCATGTTGGATGATGCTTTAGATTTTTAGTTTGCACATATGGGCAGTCGCAACCATTTGGATTTTGGGTTTCGCGATGGGTAGTTCCCCAAAGTCCCTGTCCTCACCTCGCCCCTTCCCGTGCGAGTAGAAGTATTGCGGCAACGGGATTTTTTTTACACACAACCAGGAGAAAAAGAAAGATGACTCTTAACCTTGCAACATTAGTCCGCGCTAAGTCTGCAGAATACTTAAACTCTGCCCGCAACGGTTTAACTGGCTGTCGCCCAGTTAAGGCTCGTTCCATTCGCCTGCCCGATGAAGTTTGGGTGGAAGTACAGGATGCTGCGACCGCTTTGCGTACTGTCTTCCCCGACCGATATGTTACGGTAAACTCTACTGTGCAGTTTCTCATTTCAGAAGGTTTGCGTTCTTTGCACGAAACCAACGATTAACCATAAACCAACACCCCCAACGTGGAAACCAAAAAACCTAGTTGGAGGTGTGGAGATAACAATGACGATGTTCCCTTGGCAGATTTCTCTGTTCCCCAAAGGCTTCTTTAGTGTAGCCCCTGTGACTACTAGTGTCAAGTCCCTGGCAAATGTCCATAGCCTCTTCTCAAAACCGGCTACCCGTTCTGCTAAATTCCCGAAACGTAACTTGCCCTGTTGGTCGCCCGCCCTCTACAAGCCTGGACAGACCCGTGCCAACAAAAACGTAGAAACTGTTACGGCTCTGGTCTATGACTTTGACCACGCTACCCAAGGTCCGTCTGCTGTTTCTGCGAAGATAAAAGCTAAGAATATCGCACACGTAGTCTACACGACCTGGAGCCACCGCCCGAGCGAGCCTCGTTTCAGGGTTATCCTTTTTATCGACCGCCCTCTCACCGCAAAGGAATACCCACACGCATGGTCCAACGGTCTGATTGCTATGGGTTATGATGATGGGGTTGACCGTGTTGCAAAAGACTTGTCTCGTCATTACGCGCTACCGGCCCAGGTTGAAGGAGAGGAATACGTGAGTGAGGTTTTCTTGGATGGTGATGTTCTAAAAGCAGAAACTCTGTCCAAGGGTTCCGAAAAAGCAGAGAAGCCGAAGGGTAAGCCCCAGCAACGTGGGAAAAGTCTCGATGCGGATTTTCAGATTTTGCTCGATTCCGGTGACCAAGTTTCTCTCGGTAGTTTGGTGGAAAAAGGTGAAGCCAAGCATAAATGTACGTGCCCCTTCCAAGAAGACGCTTCCCCTGGAAGTGCGTTTGTGCGGGTATTGGCTGACGGGCGTGCTTTCGTTCAGTGTGCAAGCGAAAGACACACCCACGAAGGGAAGCAGTGGTGGCTTGCCAAGAAAAAGAAACTAAGCAAAACCTCAAGAACCGCTGACGATCGCGCTGAATGGCTCCAAGAGGTTCCAGAACGTCTACTCAAGTATGTTGAAGACAGAATAGCTTACAATGCCCCTCAAGGGGTTTTCTATCGACATTCTGATGGTGCTTGGCAGATTTCTTCACCCATTAGGAAAGAGGCGCTGACTGACCACCTTATTGGACTGATGACTGGTAAGTGCGGAAAACCTCATGCGATGGCACTGATAGACCATATCCTTTCAAGACAGGTCTATGGATTTGATTGCCAGTCTACCCGCGACCAAGTGGTAAAGCTGAACGATGTGCCTATGCTCAATCTTTATGCTTTTCCAACCCTTGAAGTTAGCGCCGGTCCTTCGCCCAGGATGAAGGAGATAATTTCTTTGTTGTGTGCCGAAGATAGGGAAGTGATGAAGTGGCTGCTACACTGGAGCGCGGCCTTGATTCAACACCCCGAACGGCGTGCGATGGTTGCCGTCCTCGTACTCTCTCCCCAGCAGGGTATTGGAAAAAGTCTTTTCGGTAGAATCCTCGCCACGATTATCGGTGAAGGAAACTCAGCGGTTGTAAGCAACAAAGCCCTCAAGGATTCTTTCAACTCCCACTACGTTACAAAACTACTCGTCCTTGCTGATGAGGTTGCAGTAAACCGGGGGGCCGCAAACACAATGGCCGAAGTGAAGGCAGCAATCACGGATGACCGTGTTCACTGCTCGGCTCCCTACGCTGCGCGGACTACAATAATAAATAGAATGTCTTGGTGGTTGACCAGTAACAAGCCTGACCCCGTGCTCATCGAAAAAGACGACCGACGCTTCACAGTCCTCTCTCCGAATAAAGCTTCTTTTGAGTACAGGAAAATGCTACGAGACTGCTTTGACCCAAAGACCTCAAAGTTTTCCGTTAGCTTTTACGAAGAAGTCCAGGGGTTTGCCCACTACCTACACAACATGCAGGTGGATTGGGGTCTGATTTCTCGACCCATATTTACCGAAGCCAAGAAAGGTTTGCAGGGTATTAGTGCGGAAAGTCTGGATGCCTTTTGCCATGAGATTGCATCCAAGGGTACGTCTTCGGTTCTTACTAATTATCCGCCTGGTCCGATGTACCCAAGACTTTCCGATGTCTCGGATGGTCAAGTGGTTCCTTGCGAAACCCTTTATGGAACATATCGGGAATGGTGTGAGCGTACCGGGCGCCGAGACATAAAACCGGAAATGATGTTTCGTATGGTCGTGAAAGATTTTGCCGACACAACTGTCGTGTCTGCGTACATGGGTGGACGAAAGGTAGAAGTTTATCGGGGGCTCCCTGTTGGAAAAAGAAAGCCCCAAGGGAAGGTAGTACCACTCACCTCTGACAACTAAAAAAAGGAAGAAACATGTTGATACCACTATTAAGGTGGTTGGATGACGTGCCTCCGCATATGTGGGAAGTACCGGGCGTCCGCCAAAATAAAAGAAATAATGGGTTCCGCGTACCCATGAACGCTCTGCCACTTATGGGTATGGAAAACACCTACCCCAACTCTGGTGCAGAAATGCTGCGTCGAGTCTTACATCAAGAACACGTACACGATTGGGTGCGCGGCTTTCTGATGGAGCACCAACGGAAGATACTGGAGAAAGCTTTACCCCGAACAGGGTTCAGTGGTTGGGCTCCCCCCGGCTCTGGAAAAACCTTAGTCGGCATTTTGTGGGCTTCTGCAGATTCGGGTGCCAAGGTGGTCATCACCAAGGCTGCTGCCCGAGGTACGTGGAAAGAAGAGATACGGAAGTACACAAGCTTTCAACCCGTTATTCTACAGGGTCAGGACGCTCGCCCCTTCCAGCCCAAAAAAGATTGTATTTACATCACGGGTTGGGAAACTCTCACCTATTGGAAAGACGCTTTACTGCGTATGAAAATAAGTTCTCTGATAATGGATGAGGTTCATTGGGCCAAGAACCACAAGAGAGTGAAAGGCGTCATCCTGCCCAATGGCTCAACGAAATGGGAAGACTTACCCAACACGGCTGCGGCTGCGTTCCGTATTGCCCAAAGTGCGAAGAGAAGATTGGGTCTTACAGCCACGCCCATTCCGAATCGTCCGCGCGATTTGTGGGCGCAGTTGGATTTAGTTGAACCCTGGCAGTGGGGGAGTTTCCACGATTTTGGTGTTCGACATTGTGGTGGGTACAAAGACACTTACGGTTGGAAGTACGATGGCCTCACAAACAAAGAAGAATTGCAGGCCCGGTTGAAGTGGTCAAAGCATAAGACAACCCAACAAGCATTGAACGCTGCTTTGCCTGAAAAACGTAGGCAGGTCGTATACTTAGATTTGGAAG